ACTGATGCTGCAATCAACAGCTTGTTGTCAGTGGCATTCTAAATTAATAGAGAGTGACGTTCTAATAAAGGACGTTGCTCTCTTATTATATATAAGGGTGGGTCATTGATGACTAATAGGGATGGGAATAACACATTACTAAGAACATAACTCACTGATTCTCAATAATTTACACGTGAATATGAGAAGAGGTGTGTGTTAAATACCCACTTATTGACACATTTTGACACATCATCAATAACAGCTATACATTACGATATATATAGCATTAATAGGACTTATTGTCTATATGATGATAAACTTTGTCCTTATACATATATTCTAGATAACACTCATTTGGTAATATCAGCTTAGACTACTGATTCCTATTCTAGATAGGTTCTTATTGCTCACGCTATTGGCTTGCGTGTAATAAATTAAGACTGCTCTATGACAAACTTATGTTGCACTATGGAATACATAAGAATATACAAGCTGAGGCAACATTAGGCTATATATTCGCTTTACACACAAACCAAAACACACGATTATGAAACTAATCAAACACCTCATTAACATTATGTTCCTATGGAGCATTCCTTTCATTCTATTAGGTTTCTTAAACCTGCTTACATGGTTTTCCTTTAGCTATACAGCTGCTGTGACATCTGCAATATGGATTTCTATTCTGTTCTTCTATTGTCTTATGGCTTCCATATTGTATATGGTGGCTTCAGGTGAGGAAGATGATATGTCACTGCTTAAACCTTAAATCAACACATTATGACTGATCAAGAAAAGATTAAACACTTACATAATGTAATAAACGACATATTACAGGCTTATGATATTTTAGAAGAGTATGCTTGTCTATTGGTTGGTGATAGTTGTGATGAAAACAACAAGACTATTACACATGCTAATTCTATTGTACAAATAGCGTTAAATAGTATGACAACACATTAAACCATAATACAATGAACGAACTACCTGAATTTATAACAATACAATATTAGTGGTTAGTTTGTGTGAATAGGACTCTGCTTCCCCTAGCAGGGTCCTTATTTAACATAAGCTGATTACATACACACATTAAAATAAACGATTATGTTTACATTAGCCAAGCTTGTACTCAAATCATACATGCCTCTACGATTAGAGAAAGGTATATGGTTTGCATCAAAGCAAAAAGATATAGTTTATGGTAAGGTATATGAATACCTAAAAATCCATGAGCTAACACATATTCCACAAGATATGGAGAGTTATATTGCCATCAATGGAGCACCTGTTGAGCCATATATTGTGATGCCAATGAACAATCCAGACAGTCCAGAACAAATCATTGCTACACCTGACCAAATAGGTTGGTGGGATGAGGGTGATACCACTGATGACTTGGAAGATATTACACCAAAAATCATCAATAGCTATATATATGGTGAAGATGGTGAGAATGGTGATATAGCAATAGAAATGCATGAGTTTCAGGACGATGAGTCTGGAGAAACATATCAAAGCTTAGTCTTATTTCATGGTAAGGTGACTATTAGACACGTCACATTTGTAGATGAGCATGAAGAAGATGAAGATGATTATGAAGATGATCTATATGATGGTGATATATATGATGATGATGATATAGATGAGGATGATTTAACAGATTATGATCCTGAACCAACAGACGCAGACCATGAAACAGAATAATATTAACATTCAAAACGAAATAGCTATGAGAAATATCTTAGAATTATTTAAAAACAAGCAGAGAACAGAAGAAAGACCCAAAATCACTGTAAAAATCAACAAACAATTTACACCAACAGAGCGTGAAAAGTTCAATCAATGGTGTAAAGAGTTGAATGTCAGTGCATTATGGGACGACAATAAATTAAGGTTAGGTTAATGTGTGGTTAGTAAGCGAGAGCCCTGCAGAAATGTGGGGCTTTTTTATTACACTATTAAATTATCAATTATGCCAACAGAAACAATACCAAACAAAACATGTTCTCATTGTGGTGGTACAAGATGGTACATTAATCCAAAGACTAATCAAGTTATATGTTATCAAAGGATATTAGAATCTAATAAGAGATATCATACATCAACACAAGGTAAAGCTGCTCTTAAACGTGCAAAGAACAAACAATCTGAAAATCTTACTGACTATTATATTGTAAATAATTATTATGTTAATGCATATAATACAGAAGGTGTTAAGATAGATCGTAATCATGTAACAAAAGAACATATACAATTACAAAGAAACAAAATCAAATTACAAAGACAATTAAATTTAACAAGTTATGGCAACAGCTAAAAAAACAATCAAGACAATTAACGTAACAGATGTAATTAATGTAACAAGAGACATGGGTGATAGTCTTGCTAACATGTATTACAGTAACAAAGATTTAAAAGTGGCAGGATTAGCCTTATCAGGTTATAAAACTGCTATTGGTGCTGCAAAAGCTCAAATCATATATAAGAAACTTACAGGTAGTCCAGAAACTATTGAATTCTTTGAAAACAAAGACTAATTTATTAACAATCAAATACGCACACATGAGAAAGAAAGGATCAAACAACTATTCCAAGAAGGAATTAAGAACAATCAAGACTATGATGGTTGACAACAAAAAGACTGTAAAGCCTATGTCTATGGCTAAGTTATCAAAGTTTGTAGCTAGCAGTCTTAACAGACCAGTTAATGGTGTTTACATTAAAATGTTAGACATGGCACCACAACTTGCTAAGCGTCAACCAGTTATGACAAAGACAGTGTCTGCAAAGATGCCTATTAAAAGGTCTGTTACATTTAGAAAGCCTACAAAGATAGAGATATCTGAGACAGGTATGACATTCTTCTTTTAACCACTAATACTATCACACATGTCTTACAGCCTAATCTTTAGTGCAAAACCACATTGCACACATACAATTACAGTTTATGAACCAGACCAACAAGAATGTTCTTATAGAAGAACAATTAATTCTTGTTCTAAACTAATAGATAGTATATTTGCTGTGAAAGCAAATTATAAACCATCTAAAAGATTACACATCAAAGGACGCAGATATATGTATATCAGCTCTGATGAGTATAAACTTATTAGATTTAAAAACTATTGAAATGATTTATTTTATTATCTTTGTATTGTTAATTTGGGTGTGGGTCATCATAGAATGGATGAATGCTCCACTCATAAACGATAATACAAATAAAGATGATGATTCTGCAATTAAATCCAATGATACCAATAGTAAGGGTATCTGATAAAATGGAAGGTTATGCTTTTTTGGTTATAGATTATAGCCAGGAGCATAACCTTTTATTTACATGTGCTATGGATGATGGACAAATATGGACATTAACAAACAAAGAGATTAGATTCTGTAAGAACATCTCATTAGAAAGATATAATATAAATTTATGATGATACTATTTTATATTCAAATAGTCTTAGCAGTGATATGCTGGGCATATATGGTAACTTATGTTTATCAACGTTTAAAAGATAAATATGGCAAAAAGTAAAGCACAAATAGCAAAGCTCAAAGCTCATTTCTTTATGTCTATAGGTGATGGCACTGTACATACATTATATGATGACGATGGTGATAAAACAATATTAGCTGCATCATTTGCATCAGCTATGCTTGAAGATAAATATTTATATGATGTTATTAGTGCAGCGTTTCTTACATTATTAGATAGTAAAGAGAACTATATTTCTAAAAAGAGCAATAAGTTGCCTAAGAAAGCAGCATCTAAACCTAAGAAATAAATATTAGATTTGGTAATGTGAAATATATTTCCTATATTTGTAGCATGAATCAATATTTAATATATGGACTTAGATGTCCTAAGACAGATGACTACAAATATATAGGTAAAAGTAGTTCAGGATTAGAAAGAGCCAAAGCTCATTTAACTTACTCACATAATGAATCAGTGAATCATTGGGTGGCTGAGTTAAGAGAGCAAGGGTTATGTCCTTTAGTAGATGTTATAGAAGAGTGTACAGAAGAAGAATTGCAAATAAAAGAGCATTTCTGGATACAATACTATACAGCTAGAGGATGTAAACTAATGAATTCTATATTCTATAGAGGTGCAGCAATAGAAAAACTTGAACAACAAGTTGCTGAAGCTCAGAAAGAATTAGATGCAGTATTAAACAGAGTTCTTGACACTATTAATGAACTACATACCATCAATGGCTTTATCAAGCACATGAGAAAGACAAGAGGCTTAACACAGCAAGATTTATCAGAAATAGCTGGTATTACATCAAGAACATTAACTAATATTGAGCTAGGAAAAGGCAATCCTTCTTATGCTACTATTGAAAAGTTATTAGATATATTGGGATATAAATTAATTCCAACATTAAAAACACAATTATGAGATGGGAAATAGTTAACAATACACCTAAATTAGGTGAAATAAGATTCAAGACTAAGTTTGCATGGTTACCAACAAGAGTTATTAGCAAACTAACAGATACAGATCATAGAATATGGTTAGAACTTTATATTGAAGAACAAGAATATAGATGTACATCAGATGGTTGGGAATACTATTGGAAAACTGTAGGTAGAACAATACATGTATAATGGACCACAAAACTATAAAACGAAAGGAGCAAATAGCTGTAGGTGTATATGATGGAAGATTCAAAGCCAAGGTTATACCTGATAAGAAAAAGAAAGCTAAACGCAATTGGGCACGTAAAAACAAATAACGTATGAAAACAGCAATGCAAGATATGATTGAATGGATTGAGCAAAGATTTAACAATCCACAAGAAACAGAAGTATTTAAAAAAGCTACTGAATTAATTGAAAAAGAAAAAGAGCAGATACAAAATGTATTTGAACATTGTTGGAATCATCCAAATTGGAAAGGAGAATATGAGATAAAAGATATGGAAGATTACTTAAAAAATTATAACCAAAACAAATAACCGTATTTATCCGTATATATACGAAAACATATCTTTAAAAAATAAATAAATTATGGAATCAGGAATAGGATATATAGTATGTAAAGCAAGTTGTGATATATGTAATAACAACTGGACAGGAGTTGTTGAGGTAAATTATATTCAATTACAACAAGATTATAAAGAATATAAAATTCCAGAAAGATTGGAGTGCCCTAATTGTATGAAATATACTACATCATTTGAAGTTGTTGAAATACAAAAAGAAGAAGCTATTAAAATAAATGCAAGCTTTTTTAAAGAAACCAAGAAAAAACAAAGAGGAGTTTTAAGAATTTTTATATGGTGGGCAATAAAACATTATTTCAAAACATACCAAAACAAATAACCTATGGGAACAAGAGTGAGAGTCACTTATATAGCTATGGATGAGTATAAACCTATACTATCTGCTTCATCATTTGAAGATCTCAGAGAAGGATTAGATGAGTATTATGGTGTAGATAAGGGAGAAGCTCAATGTTTAGGATTTGTTCCATTTATGACAAAATACCCTGATGATTACGAAGGACACTATTCTTATTCATACACAATGAAACGATATGATGAAGAAGTGACTAATATAGATGTAGTTAAGGTGTATTGCGTTAACTATCACCCACATACAATTTATGAAGTTTAAAACAAACAACCTATGAATATACTCATCTATGACAAAATATATTTGGTAGTCTCAATTATATAACATATCTTTGTCTCAAATATATAACATGATAAGAGTTAATAACTTCAACGATGATTACTTTGAGACAATAGATACAGAAGATAAAGCATATTTTCTAGGTTTATTATTTGCTGATGGTAATGTTTATACTGCTAGAAATAGAGTGCAAATAACACTAGCTAATGAAGATGCATATATACTTCAAGCATTTGCTACAGCTATAGGATATACAGGTAAAATGTATATTGATAGAGAGAAGTATAGTAAACTTATTTTACCAAGTAAGAAAATGTGTGCAGATTTAACTAAATTAGGTTGTACACCTAATAAATCTCTAACACTACAGTTTCCTACAGAGGTACCAGATGAGTTGATGCATCATTTCATTAGAGGATATTTTGATGGTGATGGGCATATAAGTAAACGTAAAAATCTTAAAAACCCATACTACAATATAAATATTACATCTAGCGAACAGTTTATAATAAAATTAAAAGAGTTATTGTTAGAACAATTGATAGAAACTGGTGCATCATATAAAAGATATAAGGATAAAGAGCACAGTGCTCATACCACTTATGTACTTAATAAGTCTGCCAAACAATTTGTTGAATACATTTATAACAATGCTACTTTATTTTTAACTAGAAAGCACAACATATATGAAACTATTAACATACGACATAGAGACAATGCAGGAGTTATTCCTCATTGGCATATATAATCCTGATACAAAGACTTATACAGAGTTTGAAGTGAGTAAGGATAAGAACCAACTAGATGGGTATATGAGGTTTATTGAACAACACCCTGAATACTATTGGGTTGGTTATAATAACTTACGCTTTGACTCTCAAGTGATTGAGTGGATCTTGCGTAACTATGAAGACTGGCATGAGCTCACAGCTCTTGAAACAGCTGCTAAGATAGCACAAAAGGCTGCAGATGTTATACATGATGCCAATTATGATGTATTCCCTGAATATAGAGAAGAATGGCTTACACTCAAACAGATAGATGTATTCAAGGTGAACCACTATGATAACAAGAATAGAATGGTCTCACTGAAACGATTAGAGTTTGAGATGGACCTGGAGAACATTGAAGAGATGCCTATTCATCATACAAAGACTAACATGACAGATGAAGAGATTCAAATGACTAAAGACTATTGTAAGAATGATGTTATGGCTACCTATGAGTTCTACAAGGTAACAACAGGTCAAACTGAGCATCCATTATATAAGGGTAACAATCAAATAGAGCTGAGACAAGATATTGAAGAAGAATTTGGTATTCCTTGCTTAAACTATTCTGACTCTAAGATAGGTGATGAGATGATTAAGAAGTTCTATTGTCAAGAGAAGAACATACAATACTCTGATCTACCAAGAAAAGGTCTGTTTAGAACTGAAGTGAAGGTGAGACATTGTATTGCTGATTATATCACATTCCAAACACCAAAGCTACAAGAGTTTCTAAAGACTATAAGCAAAGAGAAGCTAACTATTAAAGATGAATTTAAAGAATCACTAGAGTTTTATGACAACATATACACTTTTGCGAAGGGTGGCTTACATACAGAGAACAAGCCTAAGATATTTGAAGCTGATGCTGATCATATTATTGTGGATTGGGATGTATCCAGTTATTACCCTGCTATCATTATTAATAATGGTAAATATCCCCATCATTTGGGCCCTGAATTCCTTAGAGGATACAAAACCATGTTTGATAAAAGGTTGGAGCTCAAACCTCTTGCTAAGAAGGATAAAAAGATTAAGGGTATTGTTGGAGCACTCAAACTCGCAGTTAATTCAGTTTATGGTAAGTCTTCTGACATGCAATCTTGGATCTATGACAGACAGCTCACAATGTTTACAACCATCACAGGAGAATTAAGTCTTCTTATGCTTATCGAAGCATATGAATTAGCTGATATACATATTATATCTGCAAATACAGATGGTGTAACTATTAAGGTGCACAATGACAAAGTTGAGAAGATGAATGAGATTAACAAGTGGTGGATGGATCTAACCAGTTATGAGTTAGAACGCACAGACTATGCTAAGATTATATTCTCAACAGTAAATGACTATCTAGCAATCAAAACAGATGGAGAAATTAAAAAGAAGGGTGACTTCCTTACAGACTTTGAACTACACAAGAATAAGTCAGCTAGGATTGTGCCTATTGCATTGGAGCGTTTTTTTGTTAATGATGTGCCTGTGGCTGATACCATTCGCAATCACACAAACATATATGACTATTGTCTCAGGCAAAAGGCTAGTAAAGACTTTCACTATGAAGGCCATAGCAAAGAGACAAAGACAGTCTACAATAAGCTGATTAGATATTATGTATCTAATACAGGAGAGAAGCTACTGAAGGTAAAGAATGATAATTCAGATAGCACAGCTGTTAATGTATCACAAGTGGAAGCAGGTGAATGGTTGATGACAGTATGTAATCATCTAACACCAAAGCATCGATTAGATAACATTAATCATGCATATTATATTGAGCGTGCTGAACGCATAATACATAAGATACAATTAGAAGGTAAGAAACGTAAAGTTATTGTTAATCCTAATCAAATAAGTTTATTCTAATGGACCCAAAAGTAAAAGCAGCTGAAATAATTATAAGTTATTTAGCTATAGTGGGGCAAGACCCATATACAGGATTAAAGACAGCAATTGAATGTTCATCTAAATCAGTGGATCACACAATAGAAACTATAACTCATTGGTGTCCAGCACATATTCTTAACTTCTGGATGAATGTTAAAAAAGAAATAGAGAACTATGGCGAAGATAAATAGAGAGAACATAGCTGACCACTTGGTAGACTATCAATTAGGAATGATTGGTAAGTCTACACAAGAAGCATTTATGACTAAAGAATGGTATAGCAAATGGACTATGACACAAGAACAACACGATCAGTTCAAAGCTTATGCTATTCCATTGATGAAGAAAGTATTTAAAATAAACAAAGCAAGGGCTGAGGCAAACTTTCAATGGTTTGATTTACAATTTGGCCTACGTATTAAAGATTAAAATTATGGCTTATTCAACATGTTGTGGGGCATACTCTCGTATGCCTGAGATAGACATTTGTCCTGAATGTAGAGATCATTGTGACTGGGAAGATGAGGAGGAAGAAGATGATGAACCATCTGACAATCAGACTAATAACAATCATAGAACAGAAGGAGGAATTTCATTTACATCACCTGCTTGGAATGGCAGATAAAATAAATAATCATGGGAGCATGTCAATTTAAAGGAAGATATGGTGGTAAAACAGCAGAAGAAGCATATAACAGAGCTTGTGAAGAAGCTGAACTAGAGTATGGTAGTCAAGATGGCTATAATGGTACAATTAGTACTACACATGGATTTAGAGATGAAACAGAGTTATATAATAAAAGTAAGTTCAATGATGTATCTGTTTATATACGTGATAGGTTTAATAGTCACACTATGAACAAACGTGATTGTTCAGCTATATGTGTTGTAAAACCTGTTGGTAATAAGAATAAGACTAAGTCACAAGTGGAGCATATAGTTACACCTGGTACAAAGCAATGGGTTCTTAAATATGAAGTGGAGAATCATTTTGAAGATAGAGTGATTGCTTCATGTATGACCAAGGGTGATGCTGTTAACGCAGCTAGAGCTTACACAGAGAAGACTCAACATTCTACAAAGATTGTAATGCGTAAGGTGTTAAACAAATCTAATCCTGTAGTAGCTAAGATAACATACAAGAAAGCCACTAATGAAAGAGATGGTGAGTGGGTATTCTTTGGTTACGCAGCAGAATAATTATGAAACATAGACCAATGACAACTAGAGAGTTGTACAAAGGGGCAACAAGATTACCCACAAAGAACATACTTAACACAACATTAGTCACTCAACTTGAGGTGATAGAAGATGGTGTAGTTAAGTATTACAATTGGGATAATAATGCCAAAGTGATAGCTTTAATAGAAGATACACATAAGACATTACGTATATACATTAATCATAAAAACAAATAAGATGCCAGATATTTCATGTTGTAAAGGTGGTAGTTGTATGCTAAGACTAAACTGTCACAGATATACAGCAACTCCTGATGAGTTGGGACAATCATATTTTTCAGATCCCCCATATAAAGTGAACATGATGTTAGACGACAACATAAGTAGTCTAGGTGTTGTAACATTAAGTTGTGCTTATTTTTGGAACAATGACAGATATAAAAATGAACAAAAACCTACAAATTAATGATGATTGGGAGAGAGAATCTCTCAAAGATTTAGTATATTTGCAAGAGACACAACAGATACTTGAAGAGGAGTTTAGAAGAATAAAAACACCTGCTCAGATAGTAGTAATTGATAAAGACAACATACTAAACAGAGAACATGAACATCAAAGTAACCCCTTACCATTTTGAGCAACTACTCAAAGATGGATATACATTAGACATGATATTTCTTCTCAAGCTGATAGATGAAGAATTTGACATCAAGACGCTAGCAGAAGGAGGACCAAAGACAGATATGATATGTCAAACTTTGCGTAGAAAAGGATTAGTGTCTGAGCAATTTAAGATTACAGTGCTAGGTAGAAATCTATTGGAGTTTATGAACTCACGTGCTAAGACTAGTAAGATTGTAAAGAAAACACAAACATTTGCTGAGTTTGAAAGATGGTGGGCTGCCTATCCAGGAACTGATATCTTTACACATAAAGGTAAAAGCTTCTCAGGTGGTAGAACACTGCGTGTAAATAAAGATGAATGTCAACTAAAACTAGATGCTATCCTTGCTGAAGGAGAATACACAGTTGATCAGCTTATAGCAGCATTAGAATATGAAGTGACACAGAAGAAAGAGAACTCTTTCAAGACAGGTACAAATAGA